ATTATCGGCTCTGCCACGAGATCGCCATTGACGTAGATGCCGTCGGCGTACTCCTCAATGCGGATGACAGCCGGGTCCAGGTTCGGATCGGCCTCACGGTCCTCTGGCGTGGCACTCGCCCAAAATACCCTCGCCTGCTCCATGTAGTCCGCCGCCGTCACCTCTACCGCATCGCCCCAGGCCTCAGCCACGTTTTTGTATCTCATCTCTCATCCTCCCTGTGTTGTTGTTTCCCTCTCAAAACACCGCCACTCTATACCACCATGCACTACCTGTCAATACCACGCCCAACAATTTTAGCTTTTTCTTTTGCCACCAAACCAAAAGAAAATCTGAGTATTTGGTCCAGCCAACGCCAAAACACCACGTGTCAAGAAAATAATTTCAGCCAAAACCCCAATGAAAACGCCGCTTTCCCAAATACTCAGAATTTTATCCTTGACAAGCAAAAAACAACACGCTAATTATTTAGTTGCCAGTACAGCCCAGGAGCGTAGCGATGCCGCCCCCGGCAACCTGCGCGATTCATCGCGCCACTCCCACCACGCCACCACATACACACCACGCCCGCCACTACTGACACCACGCCCAGACCGCCAGCGCCGTCAACCGACACCAGGCGCAGGATCGCCGGCAAGCTCTCACGTGGTGAGTGGCGCATCGGGCAGGGCGGGGGCAAGGGGCAAGGGGCAAGGGGCGGCCAGTGGCGGCCAGTGGCGGTCGGATAGGTAGTGGCGTCAAGTGGGGGGGTGGCCGCGAGGGCTGTAGTGGCGGGGTGGCAGTCGGTGGCAGTCGGTGGAACGAGGTTTCCGGGTTGCCGCAACCGCTCAGTGGTGGGGTGCATAATGCTACCGTGTTGGTAGCAGATGGGTGCGGCCACCACGCGACTGTACATTTTTGTACACTCCGCGCCACCTCCCGCCACGCGCCACCTCCCGCCACTTCCGGCCACTGACCACCACGCCAGCCCGAGGAATCACCTGGACGCCAGCACACCACCACTACATATTGTGGTGTCGGGTGGCGCATAAGTGGCGAATCTGGCAAAAGTGCGGAATCATTGGTGTTTTGGCCCGTCGCTGGTAGACGTTATGTGGATTATGCGACGTCGCCAGCGCGGCCAGCGCCAGGCGTGGGGGCGGGTTGGCGGTCGACCGGCGGCACCCTTGCCCCTGCCGCCCGGCCTCTTCTGTAAGAGACTCATCCCCCCCCGCCATCCACTGGCCCTTTGACATCACCCGTTGTCAGACCCCATCCCCGTCATTGATGGCCTAACCATCCTTTGCCGCCTTGAAAATGGCTTTGACGAAGGGGCCGTCAAATAGTTGTTGCGTTTGGTGGTGGATGGTGGTACAGATACAACCATGCAAGAGGAAGTAGACACAGCCGCGACAACCCACCCTGAGACTCCCGCCGCTGGCAAGGCGTGCGATTACTGCGGCAGGGTGTTTGTGACGGCTGGGAAGTTGTGCATGAGGTGCTACAAGCGTCGGAGCCGACAATACGGCAATGGCCGCAAGTGCATTTGTGGAAAGCCATTGGGCGAGAAGTCGTTGGTGTGTTTGGAGTGTTGGAATGCGGCTACGTTGCTGGCGCGTGAGCAGATAGCGGCGAAGTGTGGGCGGACGTTGGTACAGCCGGTGGCGGTACCGGAGCGGTACATGCCGAGGGTGAGTGTGGGGTACAAATACGGGGAGGGAGAATGACCTACTACCTGGCGATGGAGCGCGGCAAGGGCGGCAAGGTGTGGACGCCGATGTACCGACCGAGCGGCACGACGGCGTACTTCCACAGGAGGGAGCTGGCTGTGCAGTTGATTGAGAGCCAGCGCCGGGACGACCGCGACTACTACGTGGCGGAGGTGGAGGTGCCGGAATGAGTTTCGTTGTCGAGTTCGCCTACGCCATTGGCGACAAGGTGGAGATTGCCACCGTCAAGGGCATCACCGGCCACGTCATCGGTCTGTCGATGCAGCCGCACGGCAAGACATATCGCGTGTGCTGGTGGCAGGATGGCAAGCGATGCGATGAGTGGTTATTGGATTTTGAGTTGAAACCCGCATGAACCCATTCCGATACACATTCCACATCGACGGCAAGACCTACACAGACAGGCCGTACAGTTGGTATTTGAGCGAGAAGGCGATCATGGCGAAGGTCACTGACCCGCGCCGGCGTCGGCTGTTCCTTGGGCTTACGATCCACTCCTACGACCACGACTGGCTCAAGGCGAACCCTGAGAAACATGAGGAGTTCAAGCGGCTGTACGAGGACTGGCGGCTGCACCGGCTCAAGTATTTCGCGCCGAACAGCCAGGAGCAGCTTGACTTCCTCAACGATTGGGATGAGCACGACATTGTTGGGCTGGTGGCGCCGAACCGGGTAGGAAAGACGACGTGCGGGGTGGTCAAGGCGTTGCTGTCTGGGATCATCCCGCTCGACCCTGAGTGGCCCATCTTCAAGGAACACGGCGTCAAGTGGCGTCGGTTTCAGGGCGAAGACCAGCAGATGACGTTTGGCATGGGCAGCTATGAGTGGAGCCACATCAAGTCGGTGGTGTGGCCCCGCGTCAAGGAGTACATGCCGGATGAGGAGTTGGGCGTCTATGGAGTTACGCACAAGCGGGCTGGCGTAGGCAGGCCGAGGGGCGATCCGAACTTCGACCGCCTGCCACATGTGATCCTCAAGTGCGGCACCAGGCTCAAGATGCACGCCTACTCGCAGGCGCAGGCCAACTTTGAGTCGGATGCCTACAACGGGTTCCTGTACGACGAGCAGCCGCCCGAAAACATCTTCAACGCCGTCGATGAGCGTACAAGGACGTTGCGCGGCACCCACTACTTCACCTTGACGCCGCACAAGGTCGATGGCCGTCCCGATACGGGGGGCGGGAGCTGGCTGCAAAAGCTGTTCACTGGCACCGAGAAGAAGGGCCACAACATCGTCAGCTTCAACACCAGCCTGGCCGACGTGCCTGACTGGATTTACCCTGAGACGGAGAAGCACAAGGCGTTTGAGAAGTGGATACATGAGCCTACGCGGGTCAAGAACCACAAGATGCTGCGGGAGGGACGGGCGCGTGTGTTGGGTGAGTGGCACAAGACAAGCGGCCTTGTGATCGACGAGTGGGAGCCTGCCGTCCACGTCATCGACGAGTTCCCGATACCGGAGGGTTGGACGCGCTACAGGGCCGGCGACCACGGGATCAACAACCCCACGGCGTTCCTTTGGCTGGCCGTCTCACCGCCCGACCCCGACTTTGGCAGCACGGTCATTGTCTACCGGGAATACTACAGCCTTGGGAAGCTGGTGGCCGAGAACGTCAAAGAGGTAATCAACCTGAGTGGCAACAGCAGGCACAAGGTTGAAATGTTCGCGGATGAGCGTAGCGGAATGTCGCTACAGATGTGGGAGGAGCACCAGACCCGAGAGCAGTTTGCAAAGACAGTGCTGGACGGGCGTAGCTTCGGGCTGAAAGACCCGAACAGCGGCAAGACCTACGGCTGGCTCTACAAGATGCACGGGTTGCCGGTGTCGGCGGCGAGCATGAAGATGTCGCAGCACTGGTTGCCGATCCTCAAGGAGTTGTTCTCGGTCGATTACCATGCACCGCACCCGTACACCAAGAAGGTCATGGGTCGGTCGAAGTGCTACATCTTCCGTGGCTGCACCAACCTGATACGGGAGTTGAGCGGGTGGACGTATGAGGAGTATCGGTCTGGTGGAGACTACAAGAATCTGAAAGAGACGCCACGGAAGAAAGACGATCATGGTTGCACAGCAATGGCTTACGCGTGCCAGATACCGTTGCGCTACCGGGGCGATGTCTACACTTCGGTCTGGACGGATGAGGAACGCAAGTCGATGGCACACCAAACAGAAGAAGATGAGGAGTACAGGGGAGTATGAACGCTGAAACGACGGGAGAGGCGGCAATCACGCTGGGCGAGATTCGGGCCGAACGCATCCGGCCAATCGGGCAGTATATGCTTGTGCGCAAGTGCGAGCGGCCCGAACCTGATTTCATCATCCTGCCCGACTTGGTGAAGGAAGACACCAACTTCGTTGAGGTGCTGGCGGTTGGTGCTGGCTGCAAGCACTTCACGACCGAGCACGTTGGGAGTACAGTCCAATGTCCTGACTTCGCAGATGGAATGCACTGCCTTGGCGGTGAGTTCTGGATGGTCAAGGAGTCGCTGATTCCAAAGGTGGTGTTTGCTGAATAGCCAGTCATAACTGACCAACCAGTCACTCAGTTGGCATTTAATGCCACCTGACCGTCGCACCCGCCAGGACCGCAACTGGCGGGTTTTATTTTGTTGAAAATAGTTGTTGCTTTTGGTTTGAACTGGTGGTATCAATACCACCATGAATGACGAACCAGTCACATTTGACGGCAACACCACAGTTGACGATGCCGACGCAACCGACACCATTCCGTCCTTTGCGACCAATGAGTCCGATGCTCCTTCACGGATCAACTTTGCCGACGACGAAACGCTTGTTGCCAAGGCCCGTGCGGTGGCCGTCGCCGGCTACGAGCACAACAAGTCGAACCGCTTTGCCTATGAGGAAATCTGGCGGCTGGCGGACGACATGTACAAAACTGGACAGAACGCCGCCATCCGCGAGCGTGAGCGCCGGCGCCATGACCGGCAAGGCACCGAGACGGCTGAGACACGCGACCTGTCACTGACCAAGGCGTACAAGAAGGGGAGCACCCTGTTCTTCCGCCAGGTGCGGACGCTGACGGCTCAGATCGTGTCCGTACTGCAATCCAAGCCCGACCCGTACAAGTACACCCCCATCTACGGATGCGACACCTTTGCCAGCGAGGACCAGGCGAACGACCAGGCCGAGCAGCACAATCTTTTGGCACGGTGGGCGAGGAAGAAAGACAAGTTCGACCGCAAGGCAATCGACCTGATTTTCCTGTTGATGAAGTACGGCAACTACCCGATTTGCGTTGGGTGGAACAGTCACAAGGCCGTCCGCACCATACGCACGCCGATTTACGGACCCAAAACCGACCCGAACGAAGACCCGGTGATTGTCGGGTGGGAGTTCAAGCGCGACATCAAGACGGTTGAGAATCAGCCGTCCTTGGGCATCGTGCCGATTGAGAACTTTTGGGCTGATCCTGCCGTTGGCGACATACAGAAGCAATCCTGTATTTGCGTGGATGACTATGTGCCGTTGTCCACCATACAGCAGAACGAAATCGCCAACGGCTTCTATCTCAACACCGGAAAGCTCACGATGGCCGACCAGTGGGGCGGCTCACGCGACGACAGCCAGATTGAGGAGCAACGCGCCACGTCTGCCGGCCTTGTAGCCGAGACGGTACGAACCGATACCGGGCTATTCAAGGTGACGGACGTTTACCTTACGTTGCCCGTTACTGACGACGGCGTATGGGACGACAAGGCTCCGCAGCAGAAGTGGTGGCTAACGTTCGTCGGCAACTCGCTTGATGACGCCGTGTGTGTCCGTTTCGAGCGCAACCCAGACCCCGACGATGAGTGGCCGTTTGAAATGCTGCACGCCCTGCCGGATGACAGCGGCAAGCTCTACCACTTCGGGTACGCGCAGGCGTTGCGCGGCGACTTCGATGAGCAATGCACGACCCGCCAGCAGTTGATCGACAACCGCACGTTGCAGAACAACAAGCCGCTCAAGTGCATCCAGGGCGAGGTGTTCTCGACCAACCTCCGGTTCGGCAAGGACAAGGTGTATTGGGTTGAGAAGGACAACTCCGTCACCGAGTTCAACGTCACCGACATCCAGCAGAACGGGCTGCTTCACCTACAGTATTTTGACGACGACGCCAACCGTGCGGCTGGAACCGACAAGCCGCTCATGGGCGAGTATGCCGGGGCGCGGACATCCGCCACGGAGTCGAGCATCGTCAGCCAGAACAGCGCCAACCCGCACATCATGCTCGCCAAGTACGTCCTGCACACGTTCTTGGAGTTCCACGCCCGCAAGAACCTGGGGCTGTGGCACCTGTACGGCGACAACGACATGGTGCTTTCGCTCACCGAGAAGAACATCCAGCGGAAGATCAACCCAGGCGAGTTGTTTGGTGAGTTCGACGTTGAAATCAACCTTGTGGACGAGTTCGAGCAAAACGCCCTCAACATCCAAACCATGACGCAGGCGTTGCAAACCCTCGTTCCACTTTTTGCGCCGGTCATGGACTTGCCCAAGGTTGGCTCTGACGCCTTCGGGAAGATCGTCAAGGGCATTGACGTTTCTCAGTGGTTCAAACCGAACGGAAACAAGGATGCCATCCAGCTTGCCGACCATGAGAACCGGGCGATGCTCGACGCCGGCACGGTAGTTGCCCCGCAACTTGGCGAGGCGCACGACGTTCACCTGTCCCGCCACGAAGCCGAGCGCATGAAGTGGAAGGGCGCGGAGGACTCCAACCAGAACGTCGCCATCCTGATCCGCCACATCGAACAGACCAAGTACCTCAAGACAGTCGAGGGCGCGATGGCGTCTCAGGCAAGCCAGATGCCGAACGCCATGACGGGCAACCAGACGCCGGGTGAGGCCAGCGGCAATGCAATGGCCGGGGCATTGGGGGCGATGCAATGAACAAGCCGAGCGTATTCAACAGCGACGAGTTCCAGCGTGGATTCATCGAGTTTTGCGCGTCCGACGCCTACCGCAAGTACATGGCGCCGTTTCTGGACGAGTTGGTTGAGGCGCACCGGGACAAGCTGGAAACCGCCGAGGATGCCAAGTCGTGGCAGGCGCGGTTGAAGACTGTGCGATTTATCAAGGACCAGGCGGACATCCAGAAGGATGCACGCGCTGAGAGACTTTCCGCATCCATGCAGGGTGCGGATGAACAAGGAGATAAGCACTGATGAACGAGGAAACGCTGAACGCCGGCTCCGAAGAGGAACTACCGGCTGAGGCCGTTACCGGCGCGGAAGACGCGGCCCCTGACGGGACTACCGCAGAACCCGCGAAACAGGCACCGACAGGCAAGGAGAAAGCCCTGTTGGATACCGAGGCTGCACTGAAAGAGAAACAGGCCGAGTTCACCCGCATGAGCCAGCAACTTGCTGAACTCAAAGGGCGCACCGAGGCGCTGATGCAGATGCAGACCGCGAAAAAGGAAGAAGAGGCCAAGGACTGGATGGACTCCGTTGAGGACGACAAGCTCGTTGAGAATCCGGCAATGGTGAAGCAGATGCTCAAGCAACTCCGACAGGAGATTGCCGGTGTCATGCAGAACCGTGACGCCTGGGTTCAAGCCGAGATTGAGCGCCGCATCGGTGGACAGATGGACCCCGCCCTTCGTTCCGTTGTCGATGAGTTGAAGTCCGACCCCGACCTGTCCGACTTGCCCGAAGCCAAACTTGTGGCGATGGCAAAACGCATGGGCGCCGGTGGCAAGAAAGCCGCCGTGATGCAACCGCGAGGCAACATCGCTGGCGGGCAACGGGCCGCGCCTGCCGCACCGACCAAGGAGGGTGAGTTCACCCCCGAACAGTTGGCTTGGCTGCGAGCGAGCGGGACGATGAAGGACAACAAACGCGACGACACATTGGAGTAAACGATGCCTGCGATTATCAGTGACAAACCGAGAAAAGAAGCACCGGCAGCGATGGTGAGCATGCCGTATGTCGATGAGCGGACGGCGCTGGTGGAGAAGACCAAGCAGAAGTTGGGCGCGAAAGCCAACGGGATGCACTTCTTCTACGGCGACAAGAACATTGCCGAAACGGGCAGGTATACCGACGAGGGTTACGTTCCGTGCGGTGTGAACCACCGTGGCGATCCGCTGTTCATGCGACCGCAGAAAGCACACGCCGAACACCTGGCGCAAGCGGCTGGCGAGTCTCAAGCCGCAGCCGTTGCGGCCAAGACCGGCAGCAAGAGTGAGTACAAAACCAGGACCAGCGACGGGGACGTTGTTGGCCCGCAACAGGAGTAAACAATGGCAGCTACATTGACGGCGGTTAACCCCGCTCTGTATCAGGGGCCGGTGATGGGCACGGTGAGCCTTCTCATCACGAACGGCAAGAGTTGGAAAGCCGGTCAGTTTTTGACCGTTTCGAGTGGTGCGCTGGTCGCGTGTGCGTCCGACGCCGTGGACATCAAGTATTTCGCGCTCAAGGATCAGGCCGATCCCGGCAACGCGACGACCTACGCCGAAGTTGGCGTGATCGAAGCCGACCACATCTTCGCCATGAACGAACTGAATGGCGCGGTGACGGCGGCGAACATCGGCGGGCGTTATGCGCTGGACGTGACCAGCAACGTCTGCACGGTTGACGTGGACGACGCGGGCCATGACGCCTTCATCGTGAAGGGCGTGGCGAGTGCCGACGAGCCGATCAACAACAAGTCCGACGACGTGAAGGGCCGGCTCTATGTGAGCGTGCTGTCCAGCGTCCTCGAAGCGTAACCGCCCAGCACAAGGAGAACACACATGAGCGTTACCGCATCAGCCCTTACGCCTTCCTACAGCGCCCCCGGCATGTTGATGAAGGAAAACTTCGCGGACCTGCTGAACACACAGTTCAAGTTCGTGAAACAGCGTGACTTCAAGACCCCCGTGCAGGGGTTGCAGTTCTTCACCGTGGAATCGACACGGAAGGACTACGAGAAGCACAGCTACGTCACCGGCATCGGCCTCATGCCGAAGAACCGTGACGCGCAGAAGCTCCCGTTTGCCGAACCCATCCAGGGCTTCGACAACACGTACACGCCCGAAGACTTCCGCCTGGCGATCCGCATCGAGAAGCGGCTGCGCGAGACGGACCAGTACGGCGTCATCGCCCGCCAGATGAACGCGCTCACCAAGTCTGCCAGGGACACGGTTGAGTACTACGCTGCCGACGCCTTCAACACGGGCTTCGGGACTGGCGCGTCGTGGCTGTGCGCAGACGGCATGTACCTGTTCGACTCCGCCCGTCCGATGGAGGACAAGTCGCAGGGGACATGGAGCAACCTCGAAACGGCGTCGGCTCTGACGCAGGCTTCGCTGGCGACGATGCGGGTGAACTTCCGCAAGTTTGTCGATGAGCGCGGCCTCAAGAAGCCGCTTGTGATGAAGACGCTGATTGTTCCGGCTACGCTGGAAGACACGGCGGCGGTCATCATGGGTTCGGTGCAGAAACCAGGCGTGTTCCTCAACGACAAGAACGTCTACGAGAACAAGTTTGAGGTCAAGGTGTGGGACTTCCTGAGTTCCGACACGGCGTACTTTGGCATGACGGCCAAGGACAGCGGCCACGAACTGTACTGGTACTGGCGGGTCAAGCCGGAGACGTACAGCAACGTCCTGGCGGACAACCCCGACGTGTGGCAGGCTCGTATCCGCATGTCGTTCGTGACCGGCTGTGACCGGCCCTCGACGATTCGCGGCAACGCGGGCGCGTAAGCAACCGACAACCACGGACAGACCGGGACAGCCCCGGCTGTCCGTTACCAAGGAGAAATCCATGAAGAAAGCAGGAGTTGTCCTGTTCGCGCTTTTGGCGCTGATTGGCGTTTCGGTGCTTGCCGCCGACACGCTGATTACCGGCTACGACACCACGACTGGCCTTGGCACGTTCAAGGTCGTCAGTGATGGCACGCACTCGACGCTGACGGTTGACAAGATCGTTGCATCGAATGCCACCGGACTGACCAACGTAACGGCGGCGACAGCGCTGACGATGCAGCGGCAAACCGTTGCGTCCGTAACCAACGTGGTGTTGACCCTTCAGCGGGGCGACGTTGTGTACGGCGATGTCACCAACAGCCTGTTGACAAACGTGGTGATTACCGTCCAGTCGGCCCCGGTTGCGGCAGTGACGAACGCTACGGCGGCGACCACGCTTACCGTTGAGTTCTAAGAAAAGAACCGAGCCGGGGCGGATACCCCGGCACCATTTTAGGAGCCTGCCATGAAGTACATCGTCAGTTTGCTGGCGCTTGCCGCCGCCTGTGCGTTTGCCCAACCGGAGGCCGCGCCGTCCATCGTATGCGCTGGCGTCACGACCGGAACGACCGTTACTGTCACCGGGCAGCGGCTTTCGGCGTACATCAATGCGCTTGAAATCAGGGTTGATCCGGCAACCATTACCTGCACCGTCACGGTGGCGACCAGTGGTCCGCTCACGTCCCGCACGGTGTATAGCGGGAGCGCCATTGGCAACACTCTCATCCGTCCGGTTGTCGAGACGACCACCAATGGCGTCGTGTCGCTTGCGCTGGCGAAGGAGTTTCTGGCCGGCGAGTCGCTGGTGGTGACGGCTGTTACCGATGCCGGCGACACCAACGACACAAGCTCCATCGTGACCGTGATCCCTGTCATTGAACGCCAACCGTAAGGGAGGTGCTTCATGGCAAACATCAACACGCAGCAGCTTTACGAGGCGAAGGCGTTACGGTTCGGCACCAGCACGGAGAGCCGTCAGTTCCAACTGGCCTTCATGGAGTCCCTGCACCGGACTCTGATTGCGCTTGCCAACTTCACCGGCATGGACGTGACGCTGGTTGCGTCGCTCGAAACCGACGTGGCGCTGGACAACAAGTACTACAACGCGGTCAGTACCGGCCTCGACTTCTACTTGCAGGACACCAACCTGTTCACGGCCAATCCGGTTGAGGACGCATGGCAGCGGTTTGAACGCGCTTGCGGAGAGGCGCAGCGTGTCTACGCGCAGTCGATAGACACCACTCCGCGTTTTGGCACGTTGCCGGAAGAGGACACCGATTCAAGTAGCGAGGGCTTTGTATCGTGAGCGATCCTGCCAACCTT